ACTCGCTTCGCACTCGCCAAGTCGAGGTACAGCAAACCGTATCTGTGTCGCCTTCCCATTGCTCCCTTGCTTGTGCGATCAGTTCCGACAGTTCAAGGTCATGGTCGTTGTTGTTTGTTGCGATGTTTAACTGAGCCTTGGCTTGGTCGAGTGTCAACGGTTCCGAGGTCGCTGCTGTTATCAGCTCCGCGCTCAATCGTCTCTGCTGGATTACCGACATATTCCGCAACCTTTCGCCGTACGAGCAAATCTGCAACGCCGCTTTCTATCTCAACCGTCGAACCCGGTATTTTCCGCCGCCACGCTTTCACAAAAACTAGTTTCGTTAGCATCCGAGTTTCCTTTCGCCCAGTCAGCCGGGTAAACGTGTTTCACTTGCAAACTTTCATCGTGCATGACAACCATTTCCTCAACGTGCCCAATCCTAGTGCCCGGATCGATGTAGATCGTGTTGCCAGCCTTAATCCATTGCTTCCAAAACCAAACGTCCGAATCAATTCGTCCCTCGCCCCATTGCCCTTGGTTGTCTGGTTGACAAAAAAACCAAGGTTTTGGCGTGTTGGCAAGCTTTGCTAGGTTGATAATCGTTAATCCAAAATGAGCGGTGTCCACTTTGATTGGGTAGCCGTCCCATTCTGCGGACAGCTTGCCCGATATGGTGCCTAGCATCGTTTTTGCGCCTCTTCGCACTTGCATTGCTGCGATGGCGTCGATGTTGTGCGACTCTTGCACTGCGATGCCTAGAAGCCTCTGCAATTGACCTGGGGTAAATACGCTATCGCCGTCAACGGTAATAGCGTACTCGACTCCCTGCTCGATTGCCGATTCGAGCATTTTTTGCATGCACTGGCCATAATAAACGCCGCCAGAAACCGTAAACGGGATGCCCAAAAACCTCAATGCCGCTTCAATTTGATTTCGGCACCAAGTATTTTCATACCGCCCGGCTGTCATTACCGCACAAGCCTTGACTCTCTTAATAAGACCCATCTGTTTTGCTCCAGTGGTTTTGAAACTAGCCGACGACAACGGTATCAGCGTTGCCGCTATTGGCCGCGCGGATTTCTTTATCCAAGATGCCAACAACGGAACTAAGGACAGCTCCGTTGGTGGTTGTGTCTGGCGTCAGAGTGAGCCGCAAATATCGCTTGCGCCCTTTCAGGTCAACGTGATACGCTCCAACGGTTGCCGCAACATTCGCTTGGCTCGTTGAAAACGAACTGTTGAACGTCGCGAAGGTCGTTGCCACCGTGGTATCCGATTCGCTAATCGAAATCGTCGGAGCGGTTGCATTGGTATTGAGTTGAGCACCCAAAACAACCTCGATGGTCGCGTATTTAGCCCCTTGGGTGTCAAGGTTGGCTGTTCTTGCCGTGGTGGCCGCAGTGACCGGTCCAAGCATAACTGAGCGTACTGCAAACTGACTCGATTTCATTTCTTTATTCCTTTTTGTGACTGTTGTTTTTCAAAAAGGGGTTGCCTCAATCGAGGCAACCCCAACCCCACTGGAGCAAACAGGGGACTAGCCGAAAACCAAGGCAACCAAGCCGCCTGCGGTAGTCGAGTCGCCTCGATCATGGACGTTTACGTCAAAGCGTTCGGTCGCCCGCACTGCGATGGCATCGTAGTTGAAATAAAGCGATTGATCGGTCTGCACCGAAAGACCTCTGTGAGTGCCCATCATAACGCTTTGGTTTAGATCGCCGAAGAAACAGGCGTTGCCGCCCGTCGTTCCAGAGGACCTCGATTCAAGCACTTGGCTAATGACGACGGGAAAGCCAAGGAATGACAATCGAGGCATCCCCGAAGGTCCCGCCGAGCCGTCCGAAATAGTCATGATGGTATTGCCGCTGTAGGCATCCATCAATCGTTGCATCGAGTTGGCCCAGCCTACTTGAGAGATGTACCAACTTGGCGTTGATCCGGCCCACATCTTGCGAATCGCAATGCAAGATTCAAAGTTTGCCATCGTCAACGCACCAAAGGTTGTGTTGCCGGTCGCTGTGACTTTGGACGCCGATCCAAGAGCGTTTGCAAGCCCGACGATTGCGCCGTAGGTACTCGATCCATCGCCGAGAAAGCCTGCGAGGTCTTCATTGCGGGCAAACTGGTAAGCAATCGACCGGGTAAGCATGTCGGCAATTGAAATCACCGCATCTTCCGACAATTCATTCGAGATGACCGTCAGCGTAGCAAGCTTTTTGGCTTCAAGCTTAATTTGCTGCAAGGCCATATCGCTGGCGGTGATTGAATTTCGCGAGTTGACTGGATCGCCTTCGCCGACGTAATAAGCGGTTACCTCACTTTGCAGTTTGGGCACCAGCATAACGGCATCAGGCATCGTCATTGCTTGCGCGTACTGGCGGAAAACGCCGTACTTTTCACGCAGTTCGACGATGGTATTCTCCAGCGGCTCTGGCACAAGGAAACCGCCCTTGGTGTTGTCGCCGGTTGTCATGGCATTTTTGATAAGACCATGCTCACGGCACCACTTCGCAGCATTTTTGTTGCCGCCGAGAGTCGCCTGAAAAAACTTGCCTGCTGCGTAGGCTTCTTGCTCAGTCTTGAACGCTTGGAGCTTGCCAGTCGCTCTTGCCCGAGCCGGAACCTTGATGGTTTTTACGCCATCATCGCTAATCGCATCAAGCGATTTAACAGCCTTTTCGCCTGCCAATTGAGCTTGAATCTTTTCGATCTTCTCGACTCGATCCAAAGTCTCTTGAATCGCTTGGATCTCGCCGGTTTTATCGCCGGAACCTTGAATCCTATCGACCTCGGAGGCTTCGTCGGAGGTCAATTCGCGAGCTTCGATTTCCGCAACCTTGACGATTGCAGATACCTTGTCGCAAAGGTTTTGAATTTCTTCGCGGAGTTGTTTTGCTGACTTCATTGCACTTCCTTTTTTGCTTTGCTGGCAAGCCAAAAGAAAAACGGCTTGAGGTTTGCCAACGTGGAACGAAACAGTTGTTACGCTCGACGCCTGCGATCTCATGCCGCTAAGAAGGTGCAATTTTGATGCGTGTCGGTTGTGGCAAACGGAACTAGCCCGCTTGCGTTGAAATAAATCTAGGCGAAGGGTCCGCCCGTGTCAACTATCCTAAATCCTGGACCTGATCGCCAATTGTCTAGCCTTGATTTTTGCAAGTTGAGCTTTGGCCGTTGTGCCTAGTTGTTTTTCTGTCGGCTCTAGTAGGTCCTCTGGCGCGTTTTTAAACCAAGCCGCTGGAACCGGAAACACGTTTGCGTGTTCGCCAACATCGGTAGCAAGCCCTGCTGCTACAGAGGATTCGCTTGTAAACCACGTTTCGGCTTCCATCAAATCCATGACCTTATCCGTCGGCAAATTGTGCCCGTTTTCGTCTTTCAAGTACTTGCCGTAGATTTCCGCAATAGATTTATCATAGGTCTCCAGAGTGTCGGCAGTCTTTCGCAGTTGAGAAGCGTTGCCAACGTCAATCGTAAGAGCCCTGTGAATCATCCATCGAGCTCCCGACGATGTAGTTCGCTTATCGCCCGCAAGAGCAATCACGCTAGCCGCAGACGCTGCTAAAGCGTCTACCACGGTGTCCGCGCCAGCAGGATATCGCTTAATTGCGTTGTAGATCGCAATACCTTCGTCCGCGATACCGCCTGGGGAATTAATGCGAATAAGCGCCCGCTTGCCGCCCAGTTTTCCCAGTGCGTCGATAACGTCGCCGGACGAAAACGAATCCTCTCCCCATGCATCGCCAACGATGCCGTAAAGAAACACTTCCCCGGTATCTTTATTTATCCGAATCGCCATGCTACTGTCCTTTGCTTAAAATTTTGAACGCTCGATTTTCCCAATCTTTGACGCAGGTTTCAACCACCGCCTTAAACGCTTCTGGCTTGCTGTCGGCACAAGTCAAAAGCATCTGCTTAGAGTCTTTGCAGTGCTCTGTCGCCTTGCCTCTGTCGATACCAAGGTCCTCAAATTTATCAGCTAGCTTTGGTTCCCATTTAGAATAGTGGTAATCCATCCAGCCTAAAAAATCAGCGTTATTCGTCCCGCTTTTTACGTCGCTGGCCTCACGCCTCAGCAATTGCCGAACAAGGTTTTCGACGGTTGACGATTGCATCTCTTTGGTGTCTGCAATTGCATCGGCTGCATCTTCGGCATCGTTCTTGTTTGCTTCGGTGGCTTCTGGGTCCACTTGCTGACTTGCTTGCTGATTGCCGCTCATCGTTGCAGGGTTAACTAGCGTATCTCCTCCCTCAATGCGATTGTAGCCGAGTGCTGCCCGTGCTTCATTCGCGGTAATAACCATTGCGTTACGAAGCTTAATTAGCATGTCCGAAAGTGCCGCTGAGTCTGGCTTGAGATAGCCGCTGAAATCGAACTCGAAGCAGTACCGCCCGAGCCTGACGTCGATTTCAGATAAAAGCTTGTCCTCAAATTCTTCGGAAATTTTGCAAGTCCACCGCATGAAACAATTGCGTACCTCTTGCTGATTTTTTTGCTCTGCTGAGTTGTACGACACGGATTTATCCTCGCCCATGATTGTTTCAAGCCCAAAGAGCAAGGCCACATCTTCGCGATTGAAACGTCGCTGATCGATCATCTGCGAATCTACGTTTGTCATCGTGACAATGTTCGCCTTGATGCCCTCACGCAACAAGCCCGGCTTCCCTGCTGCCTGCGATCCTGTATGACGCTTCGAGAAATCCTCCAGAAACTGTTTGGCGTCCTCTTCTTTGCGAAACACTCCGGTTGGAGCTTCCAGCATCAACGTTCCACTGAATCCTTTGTTTAGTTGTTTCTCGACAGTTTCCTCAGCGTCAATTGATATGCGTATTGTTCGCTTGCAATCAAGGATGCCCGAGCCCGTGAGACCGTTGGTCGAAAGCCCCTTGATATGAATGATCTCGCTATCGTCGAACACTAGAACGTTCGCCTGCTTGCCGGTTTTCTTCGATGGCTCGAACCTCCAGATAGGATCGTCTTGGTCAATTTTGGTGGCGTGATACTTTTTGCCGCTTTTCCACACCGTCACGGTATGTTGAAAATGCAACGGCAGTAATTCTTTGGCATCAAAATCGATAACCGCCCGGCCATCGCCAAACATGATTGCTTGCGTCAACAAAAACTCAAAGAAATCATACTTTTTATCGTACTGGTTTGGCCGCTTGTTGGTGGCAAAATACCACTTGTGTTTTATCGCTGGCTCTTTGCCGTCCTCAGTGTATTCCATGATTCGAAAGGGCACTTGAGCAATCGCGGAAGTCACCTTCCCAAGAGCGTACCTTACAACAGGGATCTGAATTGCATTATCGAGCGTAACTGGCGTTAGTTCATCGTCTTGATCGGTTCCGCCAATTCGGTTCATCAAGTATTGCCAAAAACTGGTCTTGTCTGCCATGCTTTCCCTCAGTTAATGAACAAACTTCCGATTGAACGCTCAGGTTGTAGACTTGCGATCCGATAAGCCATCACCGCCGCTACGATTGGGTCAATCTTGTCTTTAGATTTCGCCTTGTCAAACATCCATCGATCCTGCCGATCCTTGGCGATTATAGCATTGTTTGCACACCATCGCAGTAGCTTAGAATCGGCAAAGACTAGCCTGCGTTCTTTCATCAATTGAATGAAATCGCGGATAGGTTCGTTGAAGTTGGCTTGGTTCTGTGCCATGCGAGCCGCTGTCACGCCGGACTTAGTTAGTTTCTCACCTAGCTGCTGCCCGTTGTAAGGATCGTAAGCCACCGTCCCGATGTCGTTGGCTTCGAGGTCCGCTAGTAGCGACTCGGTAAGATCCTCGATTGGGTAGGTCGCCTTGATAATCTCCTCGTCGAAAATGAATTGACTAAACGGCATCGCGGTTAGGTCGCGGTTGCTGTTGTCGGCAATGTAGGCTTTGATTCGGATCTCGTAGCGGTAAATCGTTTTGCCCTCGTCGGTAACATCGATTGGGAATCGAGCACACAAGGCGTAACCCGCTAGGTCATCGCGTGCTCCAAGGTCAACACCGGCGCCGTAGCCGTCTGCCTGCGACCAATCGGAATAAGGCTTGACGCACTTTTCAAAGTCTTCAAGGTTAAACGCTTTTTCAATCGAAGATACGATCCGGTTGCCGTGAAATCTATCAAGCAAGTTTCGACCGATGGCAGTATGGCGGAACTTGTTTACTTGCTCTCGGAGGTACTCTGCCTTAACCGACACGCCTAAGTTTGGATTTGCTTTTATCCAGGTCGATTCGTCTTCGAAGTCGTCATTCTTGTCTAGCTCGTAAATAAGTGCGAACAAAGTTTCGTCCTTGCTCACGCCTGAAACTACGTTGGTTGCGTAGTTGTATTCTTGAAGCCACAGGTCCGATTTATCATCGCCTGCGGTTGTAATGATGATATGCAATGGCTGGGAACGTGAGCCGCTGCCCGTGACCATCGTATCGTAAAACTTTCGATGATGCTGGCCCCATGCGTGAACTTCATCCATCACAACGCAATGAGGGTTCAATCCGTCGAATGGTTTATCGCTTGATACTTTGCGAATGTACGATCCGTTATGAGTGTAGGTGATCGTTTCATTTCGAATGTCGGTATGCATTTGCATGGTCCTCGACTGGCCTACCATGCGTTCGCATTCACCGTAGGCAATGTTGGCTTGCTCTTTTTTTGTTGCCGTCAAAAGGATCTGCCCGATCGCTTCCGGCTTGCCTGTTCGCGGGTCAATGTCTGCCATCGCTAGGTAGTGACTTAAGCCTGCTACAAAAGTAGTCTTTCCATTCTTTCGGGCCATCGACCAATAGACCTTGCGGAATCGCCGAGTCCGATCCTCGTCTCGACGCCAACCGAAGATGTTCCATAACCCGAAGACCTGCCAATCTTCGAGTACTAGAGGCTTGCCTGCGTACTCGCCGATTGAGTGCCTAAGAACCAGCGGAAAGAACTCGCACACGCTAGAGGCTTTATCGGGATCGAAGTAGTAAGGAAAGTCTGGCGTCGATTGCCTGCCCATGTCGAGCCGATAACGAAGCACCGCATCCTTGACTCTATCGCAAGCAACGACCGAACCGTCCTCGACGGCCTGGCAGTAGTCCTCGACTCGCAGGGAAACGCCGCTTGCAATCAAATTGGGGCCCTCGCTAGCCACTGAGTGAACTCGTCCTCTTCTGGCGGTAAGGTCGCGACCATTTTTGCCCTAGCCGATGGAGTTAAACCAAGTTCAGGAAGCAATCGATTCATTTCCTCGCGATACTTGTGAAGCTCGACCGAAAAAGGGTTTCGCTTTGCATCTACGCCATCTTCTGTCTTTTGAACCAAGACAATGCCCGTTCGCTGAACCGCCTTTCGCGCCAACATCCACCCGCCATAGGCTGTGCAATAGGCGATCATGATTTCCCGAAGGTCGCTTGAGCAAATCCCATTTCGCTTCATGTCCTCAAGTAGCTGGACCCATTTGAATTTTTCATCGTCGCTAAAATAGTCCGGCATTTCTGGCTCTTCCCCGTTCGCTTTTGGGGCAAGTTTGTTCTCCCGCTGCGGGTTTTTAACGAAACTACCCTGCATTTTAAGGATTTCTGGAGCGGTTTTTCGGCGTCCCTTGGTCATGATTATCCCACATACTTGCAGTTTGCGGTAACTCTTAAAGTCGAAACCGTCTTACTAATGTAAGAGCTGGCGGATTTTCCTGGTGCGCTAACGTGCCCAAGTCTAGTCACAATCCATTTATCACTCTTGTGTCGATGTTTAATCATAGCAGGGTGACTGGTTGTAGACTGAAACGCATACCCAATTTTTTTAAGGTGGCTACCTAGCCATTCGCTCAAGGCGTTTCCGATTCCGACGCCTTGAAAGTCCGGCAAAACAACTGTCCTGTGCTCTCGCTTCGTGTTTTTTACGCTTGGGTGAACCAATGTCAAATAACTCGTAAAGGCCACCGGCCGATCATTCCAACAAGCAACGAAACATTGAGCCGCCTTGTGAATATTGGCTGTCATATAATGATGCCCGCTAAACAAGGTCCAAGCCATTGTGGTTGCCTTGTGGATGTCGAGCTTAATTTCTGGCCGACGCCGAAGGCACCTCCAAAAAAACTTCTGTTCCGTCATATCAAGAACCCAATCTGGATTTAGCCACTCTTCGACGTCGGAGTGGCAAGAAACGGCAACAAATTTCTTTTTTGCTTCGCGTCGAATTGCTTTTGATACTGCTGCCGATGCCACTTTAGCAACCGTTCTATCGACGACGCTGGTAAACTCATCAAATACAACCAGATCGTTTGATTCGCAAAGTGATCTAGCTAGATCGCAACGGAACTTCTGGCCATTACTCAATGCTTGATAAGGTTTGAGCCATTGCGGAGGCGAGGAAAATCCGACCGACGACAACGCGGCCGTGATTTCCGTAGCAGGTAGCTTCGCATCGAATCCATCAACAATTGCTTTCTTTGCGTCCCATTCAAACCTGTTTTCAATCATGCTTTCGCCAAAGCACTTCCTGGCGATAGTAGATTTGCCAGAGCCGCTAGGCCCGACAATTAAGCCAATCGACCAAGGTTTTTCTTCAATTGGAATATTGATTTTCCAGGAATGTTCGATGGACGCCATTTCGGGAACGTCAAAGATTCCTTTTACTTGTTGTACTCGAAAGGAATTTTGAATGTCGGATGTAACTAGAACGTCAACACTCGGCATTTGTAGCCCTCCTTTTGGAGCATGTCGAAAACCTTCTGTTGATCGCTTTCGGATTCGCAAGTGACTACGATTTCCCATTTACTGCACAAGTCAACTTGGCTTTTTTCGTCCGGCAGTTGCTGCGATAACATCGCCTCAATTTCCTCAGCCAAGAAACCCGCTGCGTTTGCTAGTGCCTCGTCATCCGTCAGCAAACCGTTTAATTGAGCCGCTAGAATGTCTTCGTCCCATTCTGCTAGCTCTGCTGTCCGGTTGTCGGCGATAGCGTAGGCGACAGCGTCAGAGCCCTTGAGATTGGTCTTAACGCATTCAATAGCATCCCACCCAAGCCGCTTCGCTGCCTCAAGAGTTCCATTGCCCGCCCGGACGATGTTGTTCATATCGATGACGATGGGTTTCTGCTGCCCGAAGCGTCGAAGAGAGCCGACGATGGAATCGATGTTTCTATCATCGTGTTTTCTTGCGTTGGCTGGGTCCTGAGACAGGTCCGAAAGCTTTACCGAGACTGTTTTCATGCAAAAACTCCAATTTTGTGGAAAATCAGGGAAGCGAAT